AACTTTTCTTCGTTGTTGCTTGCAATTGTGTTTTTTAGTGATACAATAGAGCCATCAACAACGAAGGATAGCAAAATGACAACAGCAACTTTTACAGTAGGTCAAACTTATACAACTCGCGCAATTGGAGATCGGGGTTGTAAGTTTGATATTACGATTGCCAAGCGGACGGCTAAGACTGTTACAGCCGAAGTAATGGGAGAAATCAAGTCTTTTCGCGTTGCAGTGTATGAAGGCGTGGAATTGATTAAGCCATTTGGTTCTTACAGCATGGCTCCAATTTTGAGAGCTGCATAACAAACAAAGCCCCGAGAGGGGCTGACAATGAAAGGAAAATAACAATGAAAACACTTGAACAAGCAGCGCGTCAGGCGCTACAACTTTGTGCGAACGGTACCGACGACACAATGCTCACCCGCGAGGCTCTCTCCGCATTGCGTGAAGCACTTGAGCAACCAGTTCGCGCATGGGTTGGCTTGACGGACGTAGAAATTGGGGATGCACTGATTGATCTACCTGTTTTGGGCAACGGGTATTTCCTTCGGATTGCAAGGGCGGTAGAAGGCGCTTTGAAAGAGAAAAACACATGAAGATAGGAAACCGAATAACGCTAACCATTAAATGGGAACCGCGATGGCCTTGCTTTGCGTTTGGCTTTGTAGGAGGTCATAAGGAAATTATTTTATTGGTTTGGGCGGTAGCTATATCGCTTCGGATTGGGTACTGATATGACAACCCTACAGATTAAAACACCAGCATGGGCAGTTCCTCTGCTGGAGCCTGCCAGGTATAAGGGCGCATACGGTGGCCGTGGCTCTGGCAAGTCGCATATGTTCGCTGAGCTGATGATTGAGGCGCACATCATTGATCCTCAAAGCAGGTCGGTGTGCGTGCGTGAGGTGCAAAAGTCTTTAGGGCAGTCTGTTAAGCGTTTGCTGGAGTTAAAGATTCAAGAGCTTAATGCTGGCGCTTACTTTGAGGTACAAGAAGCCCAGATCAAGGCTAAGAACGGGCAAGGCTTGATTATCTTTCAGGGTATGCAGAATCATACCGCTGATTCCATTAAGTCCCTTGAAGGTTACGATAGGGCATGGGTAGAAGAAGCACAGAGCTTATCACAGCGAAGCCTTGACCTGCTACGACCGACAATCCGTAAGCCAGGCTCTGAGCTTTGGTTTACGTGGAACCCTAGCCAGAACACTGACCCAGTTGATGTCCTCTTACGTGGTGTAACTCCACCCAAGGATGCCATCATCTTGCCGGTGAACTACGACAATAACCCGTGGTTTCCTGATGTGCTTAAAGATGAGATGGAATACGACAAGCGGCGTGATCCAGACAAATACATGCACGTTTGGCGTGGTGAGTACGTGCGCAATTCTGAAACCCGCGTCTTTAAGAACTGGAAGATTGAGGAGTTTGAAGCGCCAAAGGATGCCATTCACAGGTTAGGCGCTGACTGGGGGTTTGCCGTTGACCCGACAACATTGGTTCGTTGCCACATCGTAGGGCGCACGTTGTACGTTGACTATGAGGCATACATGGTCGGATGCGAGATTACAAACACGCCTGACCTATTCATGACCGTGCCAGAGGCAGAGAAGTGGCCAATTATTGCAGACAGCGCACGGCCTGAGACTATCTCGCACATGCGGCGCAATGGTTTTCCCAAGATTATGACAGCCGTAAAAGGTGCAAAATCAGTCGAGGAAGGCGTAGAATGGTTAAAATCGTTTGATATTATTGTGCATCCAAGGTGTACCCATACTATTGACGAGCTTACACTTTACAGTTATAAGACTGATTCATTAACAGGTAAAATCTTGCCAATACTTGAAGATAAACAAAACCACGTTATAGATGCACTTCGCTACGCATGTGAAGGCGTTAGACGGGCGGCTAACACTGCCAAGGTGCAAAACTTTAAGCCAGTAGCTAACCTTCGCAAATGGTAACAAAATGAGAACTTCTCAAAAGCTAAACGATTTACACGCTGCCGCCTTAGCGGAGTTTGATAACATTCAATCGGCGCTAAAGGATGAACGCTTGCAATGCTTGCAAGACCGGCGCTTTTACTCGATAGCCGGTGCGCAATGGGAAGGGCCATTACAAGACATCTACGAAAACAAGCCAAAGTTTGAAGTTAACAAAGTTCACCTGGCAGTTATTCGTATTATTAATGAATACCGCAATAACCGGATAACCGTTGACTTTGTAAGCAAAGAAGGCGAAGAATACGACAAGCTAGCCGAAACATGCGATGGCCTATACCGCGCAGATGAACAGGACAGCGTAGCCAATGAAGCATACGACAACGCCTTTGAGGAAGCCGTAGGCGGTGGTTTTGGAGCCTGGCGTCTACGTACCTGCTACGAAGATGAGGAAGACGAGGAAGATGATCGCCAACGTATTCGTATTGAGCCTATATTTGACGCTGATAGTTCTGTATTCTTTGACCTTGAAGCTAAGCGACAAGACAAGAGCGATGCGCGTAAATGCTTTGTCATTACGGCTATGACCCGCGAAGCATACGAAGAAACCTATGGCGATGATCCGTCCTCATGGCCTAAGACCATACATCAATTAGAGTTTGATTGGTGCACACCTGACGTGGTTTACGTTGCCGAGTATTACAAGGTCGAGGAAAAGAGCGAGACTATTCGCATTTACAAAGACTTAGTGGGCGAAGAAGAACGCTACACAGAACAAGACTTTGAGAATGACGAAACCCTAGAATCTACGCTTGAAGCCACAGGGTCAAAAGAAGTACGGCGCAAAAAGATTAAGTCTAAACGTGTTCGTAAGTACATCATGTCTGGTGGCCGCATCTTAGAAGATTGCGGATACATTGCCGGTAAGTGCATACCTATCGTGCCAGTGTATGGCAAGCGTTGGTTTGTTGACAACGTAGAGCGATGCATGGGCCATGTTCGTTTGGCTAAAGATGCACAGCGTTTAAAGAATATGCAGCTCTCCAAACTGGGAGAGATTAGCGCATTGTCTAGCATTGAGAAGCCAATTCTAATGCCTGAGCAAGTAGCAGGCCACCAGATGATGTGGGCTGAAGATAACCTGAAAGATTATCCATACCTGCTTATCAACCCGATAACTGATGCAAACGGCCAACAGGCTATTAGTGGGCCAGTTGCTTACACCAAGCCTCCGAACGTACCACCAGCTATGGCTGCACTCTTGCAAGTCACAGAGATGGATATGCAAGAGATACTAGGCAACCCGCAAAATGCGGATAAGGTTGTAAGCAACATTAGCGGTAAAGCCGTGGAGATGATTCAGCAGCGTCTTGATATGCAGACTTTTATCTACATGTCAAACTTTAGCAAGGGCATGAAACGATGCGGCGAGATTTGGCTATCAATGGCAAAAGAAGTCTACGCTGAAAAACGCAAAATGAAAGCCATTAACGAAGGTGGTCAAGTTGAACCAGTAGAACTCATGAAGCCCATGATGACCGAGGGCGGTGAGTTAAAGATGGAAAACGATTTGAGCGAAGCGCAGTTTGATGTTAACGTTGAAGTCGGGCCATCGAGCAGCAGCAAGCGTTCTGCCACTGTACGCGCTATCACTGGAATGATGCAGATGGTACAAGACCCTGAAACCATGCAGGTGTTAACCTCTATGGCTATGATGAATATGGAAGGTGAAGGAATTAGCGATATACGCGATTACTTCCGTCAAAAGATGATTAGAATGGGAGCAGTTAAGCCAAGCGACAAAGAGATGGAAGCCATGCAAGCTGAAGCAGCTAATCAGCAGCCTGATCCTAACGCGCAATTCTTAGCAGCAGCCGCTGAAGAAGCACAGGCCAAAGCAGCACAGGCAAGAGCTACGGTTATCAAAACATTGGCAGATTCAGACCTTGCCAAAGCTAAGACAATGGAGACATTGGCTAACGTTGATATGCAAGAGCAGCAGCAAGCATTTAACATGTTGAAGGATATGGGCGGCATAGCACAAGATATGCAGCCACCGGCAACCACCCAGCCGGTTTAATGGGTGAGTTTTAGAGGTTAAACATGGAAGATGAAGTAATCGAAGCGGTAGAACCTGAGCAATTAGAAACCCCAGAGGTTGATGTTGAGCAGGTAGAAACCCCAGAGGAAGAATCCGAAGAAGTAACGGTTCAGATTGGCGATGTAGAACCAGAGCCTGAAGAACCTACACATGCACCGGATTGGATTAAAGAGCTACGAAAGCAAAACCGTGAAAAGGAAAAGCGTATTCGTGAGCTTGAAGCTAAGATTGCAACCACTGGCGAAGTAGCAAAGCCGGTACAGCTAGGCAAGAAGCCTAAGCTGGAAGATCATGATTATGATTCTGATAAATACGAAGTCGCGCTAGAGGCTTGGTATGACCAAAAGAAACAACATGACGCCGAGGTTGAAAAGGGTAAACAGGCAGAGCAGGCACAGCGTGACGCTTGGCAATCTAAGATGGAAGCCTACACAAAAGCCAAAGCCGATTTAAAGGTTAAGGATTATGATGACGCTGAAAGCCTAGCACAAGAACTATTCAATGTGACCCAGCAGGGCATAGTTGTGCAAGGTGCGGATAATCCTGCACTTGTTATTTATGCGCTTGGCAAGAACCCAAAGAAGGCCAAAGAACTATCGGAAATTAAAGACCCCGTGAAGTTTGCCTTTGCCGTAGCTAAACTCGAAAAGGATTTAAAAGTGACTAATAAAAAATCAGCACCACCACCAGAAAAAACGATAACCGGAACGGCCAGAGTGTCTGGGGCGGTAGATTCAACCCTTGACCGTCTACGTGCTGACGCTGAAAAATCAGGTAATTACACAAAAGTAATGCAATATA